CCTGCTCCTCCGCCTGAACCAGCCGGTCGGGGACGCCTTCTCTGTCGCGGCCGGCACCTCCTACCTCACCGCCATCAAGGGCATCCTCGCCCAGCTCGGCTACGTCCTCGTGATCGTCGACCCGGCCGCCGCCGACAAGGTGCTCCCCACCCCGAGAGCCTGGGTCTTCGACGACCAGGTCACCTGGCTGCGGATCGTGAACGAGCTGCTGGCCTCGATCGGGTACGCCGGCATCTGGTCAGACTGGAACGGCTACCTGCGCTGCCACCCGTACGTGCTCCCCCAGGACCGGGCCATCGAGTGGACCTACACCGATGACGTGGCATCGACGATGCTCGCCGCCGGCGGCGAGATCATCGAGGACTACTTCACCGCCCCCAACCGGTGGGTGGTGTTCCGATCCAACGTCGCTGACGACGTCGCCCCCGTCGAGGGCGCCGGGATCTACACGTACGTGAACGAGACGATCGGGAAGACCTCGGTGGCCGAGCGCGGCGGCCTGGTCATCACCAAGGTCATCGGGGTCGACGCCGCCGACCAGCCGTCCCTCATCGCGGCCGCGAACCAGATCATCCAGCAGGACACCTCGATCCCGGAGGTGTGGAACATCAGCACCGCCCTCAACCCGCTGCACTGGCACTTCGATCGCATCTACGTGAAGGACGCGTACGGGATCGTCGATGCGCAGGTCACGAGCTGGTCCTACAAGTTCGCGCCCGATATCAGTGACATGGAGCAGGAGTGGCGGGTGATCGCCCGGTGAGCTACGACGACGAGTTGATCCGGATCATCGACGAGCGCATGTCGCTCTACAAGATGAAGACGGTCAGCCAGGGCACCTGCATCACCCGCGACACCGAAGGTCCCGGTGCGACCGTCACCTTCGACGGCGCCACCTCGCCCGTCTCGGTCAAGGTCATGGGCGACTGCTTCTGCCAGCCCGACGATCGGGTGGTGGCCGGGAAGTACGGGTCGGACTGGCTGATCATCGGCTCGTTCTCCTCGACCGCCTTCGGGGAAGCGAACCGGGCACTGGACAACCTGTCCGTGGCCACCGGCGCGCTGACCTCGAGCACGTTCGTCGACCTCACCGAGTTCGGCACCGTGCAGTTCGACAAGACGTTCGACAACACGTTCGTCCGCATGGGCCTTCAAGCCCAGGCGTTCGTGACAGGTGCGACAGCCAAGCCGTTCTGGGCGCTGCGGTTCACCCCGATCGCCGGCGGGATCGGCTACACCCCCGCCGACATCCCGTTCGGCGGCATCAACATCAACCAGCTCTCGACGCACACCAGCTACACCACCTTCCGCCGGGTCACCAACATCCCCGCCGGGTCGTACACCGTGAGCATGAGGTGGAGGAGGGTGTCGGGCTCCGGGTCGGTCTTTGCCGACACCAACGACTCGTACGCCGTCGAGCTGGACGAGAACGTCCGCGCATCCGTCCCGATCCTGTAGGGGGAGGCCATGGCCACCGTCACCACGACCACCATCACTGACTCGATCGCCGTCCCCGGGAATGCGCCGATCGTCCGCTCGTACCTGGCCGGGTCGCTCGACTACCTGTTCGTTGCGGTGCGCACCGCGACCGACACCCTGACCATCTACCGGTCGACGAACTCCGGCAGCTCGTGGTCCTCCTACTCGACCTACACGCACACGGGCCTGGCCGAGTGGTCCTCCCTGTTCATCGACTTCAACGGGTTCATGAATCTCGCCTACCGGGTGAGCACGACCGGCGGCGGCGGCACCGACACGATCTGGTACGTCCGGATGCGGGTGTCGAACGGGTCGTGGTCGAGCCCGTTGCAGACCTCGGGCAGCGACTCGAACGGCGGCACCGCCGGCGCGACCTGGCAGGGAGTCGACATCGCGTGCGTCCGCAACCCGAACGGGTCGATGGCCATCGCCGTCGCCGGGGCGCGCACCCAGGGCACCACCCGGTACGGGGTGACCGTCATGGGCGTGTCGGTCACCGAGGACGGAAGCATCTACCTCAACAACAACATCGTGTCGACCAACCGATCGTTCTGGATCTCCGGCACCGCGCCCGGCCGGTCCGGGGTGTCGATCGACATCGAGCACACCGGGAACGGCTTCTCGGGGTCGACCCCGAACCTGTGGCTGACCTGGGGGCGCAACACCACCCGCATGGTCAAGATGACGTGGAAGGGCTCGGCTCAGGGATGGCAGGGGCCTTCGTCGGACATCACCCTGCGGGCGACCAACCCGACCTCGCTGGACGCGGTCGCCGGCAGGTGGGACGGCGCCCGGTGGATGGTCCCGATCCCCTCGCCCGACGACACCACCAGGCTGCGCATCTACCAGCGGAACCAGGCGAACACCGCAACCATCACGATCGACACCCCCGTGCACCCGCAGGGCACGATCCGCCGGTTCGCCCTGTCGTACGACTTCGTCACCCGCAACCTCAGGGCGTTCGCGGTCGGCACCAGCACCGACGTCCTCTACTACGTCGACTACGTGCGGCAGACCGCGAGCTGGACATCCTGGCTGACCGTCGTCGCCTCCGCCGTGTCCAGCTCCGGGCAGGAGTGGGGGGTGCGCCGGGGCGGCTCCTCGGACAACGCCCGGATCGACATCATCACGAACTCCGGCGCCTCCTCCCCGTTCACGGTCACCCACACCGCGCAGACCGTGTCGACAGCCCCGGCCATCGCCCGGTTCGACTACTCGGCCGTGCCGTACCTGAACGGCGGTGCCGCCGACGTCGCCGCCACCCTCACCCTGAACTGGATCTTCTCGGACCAGGACCCGGGGCAGACTCAGGGCTCCTACGCGATCAGCCGGCAGATCGGTGTCGGCGCACTCGCCTACTGGAACGCGACCTCGAGCACGTGGGTTGCCAGCGAGGTGCAGAACTCCTCGACGACGCCGTCCGTGACCTTCGCATCGGCGTGGGCGTCCGGGACTGACGACCCGTACACGTTCCGGGTGAAGGTGTGGGACTCGACGGGGCTGACCTCCGCCGGCTACTCCGACGCCCTGCAGCTCACCCCATCGGTCAAGGTCAACCCGACGATCGTGACCCCCGTGGCCGCGTCGACGATCACCTCCGACACGGTGACCATGACGTGGACGGTGTCGGAGGAGACCGCGATCCGGGTGACCCTGTTCGACACCACCAACGGGGTGTTCCTCCACGACTCCGGGAAGATCAACTACACGGGGACGTCGTACACCGTGCCGGTGCGGGTCTCGACCGGCACGGCCTGCAACCTCAGCCTGTGGACCTACAACAACGAAGGGTTGGCCAGCACCCAGCAGACCAGGGCCTTCAACGTGGCCTACGCGGTCCCGCCAGCGGTCACCTCGACGTTCGTCCCCTCGACCACCCTGGGAACCATCACCGTCACCCCCGTCGTCCTCGCGCCGGTGGGCGCGCAGCCGGCGATCGTCGACCAGGACTTGTGGCGCCGCGAGGCCACCACCCCCGTGCTCAACCCGAACCCGTCGATGGACGGGAACATCACCGGGTGGGCGTACGGCGGTGGAGGAACCCCCGGCACCCTGTCGTACTCGACCACCCAGGCCCACGACGGCCCCGGGTCGGTCCGCTACGTGCCCAACGCCGCCGGGTCTGCGCTGCCTCAGGTCGAGCAGGCCACCTACATCGACATCGTGCCTGGCCAGCTCTACTACGCGTCGGCGTGGATGCGACCCGACACGGTCAACAAACCCCTCGTCCTATTGATCAACTACTACACGGCTGGGCTGGCGTTCATCTCCTCGATCACCTACGTCATGAGCAACATCGTCGCCGGCGGGTGGCACTTCCTGGAGTTCTACGCCGACCCCGGAGCAGTGCCCACGGCCACGAAGCTGCGGGTCGCCGTCGGGGAGTCCTCGACCCCGGCCGCCGTCGACGCCTTCTACGCCGACGAGATCAAGATCGAGGTCTACAACCCTGACCTCGGCGTCAGGCTGAAGCAGGACTCCGCGCCCGGAGCCTCCTACCCCGACTGGGGGCCACGGCACGGCGTCGAGCACGAGTACCGCTGGATCACCACGGGTGCGAACGGGACCACCGGCATCGGCCCGTGGACAAGCTGAGAGGAACACCATGCCCACCGACCTCGGAGCACACACCTGGCTTCAGCTCATCGGCGTCCAGGGGGAAACCCCGGAGAACCTCATGGTCTACGCCG